CCTGTGCATGGCATTCAACAGTGTATTTGGAGAACAATGTGATATTGGACAGATAAAACATCTCATCTTCTAAAAAAGTGCTTTCAATTATATAGGGGTAATCTGGGCAATTTTGAGTCGATAAGCAGTCGTATTTTAAGTAGCACAATGAGTTAATTTATATTCATACATGCCACGCATGTATCCTTTCATCACAGGCATTAAAGCAGATTATTTAATATCCAGCCATTTTAGTGTTGATAATTTCATCTTTATCATCAAGGCAAATGCGCAAGGTGAATTAAAATGTGATTTTCTTTGTTGCTCCATTTTCGAAAAAGGTGATCGCGATTATGAAACAAATCAAAAAGCTCGAACACTGATGAAGAAAGAACGAATACATATTCCTTCTAACACCACTGATATTCTATTGGATCGCTTATCAGCTCAAACAAGGCCAGAAGACAAAACTACTGATCCTTCAGATAATACAGAAGCAAAATCCGATATTTCACAATAGTACCACTTCCTTTGGGAGGTGGCTTTTTTCTGCTATCCCCCCTATTCAATTTTGCGACTGCACACGCAAGACCTACCCGCCGTTCTATGGTGAGCCGGTCTACAGAGATTTTGATCCCCCCTACCGGTCATGCCAACGATCCCCACGCTTCGCATGAATCTGTGAATGACACGACTTACACAACGCAATCAGATTGCTCCGGTCATGTGTGCCGCCTTCACTCAAAGGAAGCTTGTGGTGAATCTCCTCCACTGGAACCAGAACTCCTCGCTCGTAGCACTTCTCACAGAACGGATGCCCTGCAGCATACTTATCACGAATCCTTTTCCATGCACGACCATATCTTCTCTTCGCATTTTTATCTCTTCCGTATTTCTCATAATCACTATTCACTTTTTTCGCATGCTCTGCACAGTACCGCCCTGTCACTAACGCAGGACAGCCTGGATAAGCACACGGTTTCTTCGGCTTGCTAGGCACAGTTACACTTCCTTCCATGCACTCGAAACAAGTTTTCTCATTGTCGCGACATTCGTCAAATGTCTGCTCATGCAAGCATGGCAGCTACTTTCCTCATTACTCATGCAAAAAAGCCCCGGGAAAATTTCTTCTCTCAAGGCTCTGTTCTGTCATACACTTTCGACACTATCATAATAACATATATGCTTCTGCCACGTTGTGACAAGGTGTGCCAACCTTATTCCGATACGACAAAATTATTTAATGCTGATGCATGGATACGATGTACTGTTCTATAAGAAACATTCAGCTCATAGGAAATATCTTCCCAGCTTTCATTTTTAAGATAACGATATTTAAGAAGAAGCCTTTCCTCTGAATTCTCCATCTTTTCAATCGCTGTATTGATTTCTGAGCGAAGATCTACCAATCTATTAATCTTACCATCAATCTTCTTCTCATACTCCCATATCTTCTCAATGGTTTTAATAAATGGAGCCTCCAGATTTATGTTAGGATTCGTACCAATCTTTTCCCCATAGCTGCATCCCTGAATGGTGCCACGCATCTCCCGAAGCTGTTCCAGTTCCTTAACCTCAACTTGTATCTGCTTATCCAAAAGATACGCCTGCTTCAAATACTCTTTTGCTGTCATATGCTACCTCCGATAAAATAAAAATTTCCCTCGGATTTACTCTGATTGTCTTATTTCATCCTGAAGCCTTCTTATCAAAAACTCTCCATCCACTGAAGTCAGTTGCTGATACCACGGACTTCTGAAGAATTTCTCTATCCGCAAAGCCTCATCCATTGCTGTCTTGCTTCCCTGATTACACTTTACCCTTTTGAGTGCGGCTCTATAATCAGAAACCGCACTAAGAATAATAGCATTGGCAAGATGTTCATATGGATCTTCTGCTAAATTCTTACCTACCATGCGTTACCCTCGCTTTTACAGCAGCAATCAATCTGTTTTGTGTCATATCCTTATTGGCCAATGCTTTCATGACATCTTCATCTATCGTTCCTGCAGTAATAATATGCTGGACCACAACAGTCTCAGCCGACTGTCCCTGCCTCCACAATCTGGCCACTGTCTGCTGATACAGTTCCAGGCTCCAGGTAAGTCCAAACCAGATTAAGATATTTCCGCCTGACTGCAGATTGAGACCATGCCCTGCTGATGCAGGATGAATCAGAGCCACCGGCAGTTCTCCTCTATTCCATTTACGTATACTTTCCTCAGAATCCAGCTTTTCAAAAGAAATCTTCCTCTCTGAAAGCCTCCTCCTAATTCTTGTCAGGTCATGCTTAAACCAATAAGCCACCATCACCGGCTTCCCGTTAGCAGCTTCTATCAAATCCTCCAGCGCATCTAACTTTTGATCGTGGATCTGAATCTCATCGCCGTCATCAGAATAAACAGCACCATTTGCCATCTGTAACAGCTTTCCTGAAAGAGCCGCCGCATTAGCTGCAGTAATCTCACCGGTTCTAAGTGGAAGGAACATTTCTGCTTCCATGTCATCATATAAAGAAGCTTCATGCTCACTCATATAAACCGGATATTCATTACTGATAAGCTCCGGCATTTTCAAATGGTCAAGTGCCTTCATAGAAATCGTGATATCCGATATCTTGTTATAAATCTGTTCCTCGGCACCTTTTCTTAATCTGTAAGAATAAACAATCTGGCCATTAGTCTGATCTGGCACGAAATAATTCACTCTGTACTGACTGATAAATCTGCCAAGTCTCTCTCCCATATCCAGGCACTTGAATTCTGCAAAGAGATCCATCAACCCATTAGAAGAAGGTGTACCGGTGAGACCGATTACTCTCTTTACCTTTGGTCTCACCTTCATAAAAGCCTTAAAACGTTTGCTGTTCCAGTTCTTAAAGGATGAAAGCTCATCCAGAACCACCATATCAAAATCAAAAGAAACACCACTCTGCTCAACCAGCCATTGCAGATTTTCACGATTAATTACATAAATATCTGCATCTGCTGCCAGAGCCTTCTTCCGATCTGCTGCTGTACCTAGAACGATCGAATATTTCAGATGCTTCAAATGCTCCCATTTGTGAATCTCATCACTCCAGGTGTTTCTTGCTACTCGAAGCGGAGCCACCACCAGGACCTTGTTTATCTCAAAGCTGTCATACATAAGCTGCTCGATGGCTGTCAACGTAATACTGGTCTTGCCAAGTCCCATCCCAAGTATTACGGCTGCTATCGGATGTTCCAATATATAATTGATTGCATACTGCTGATAATCATGCGGTTTGTATTGCATCTATAATTCCTCCAATCTGTCCCATATCATCCAGGACGAATACTTTATAACCAAGAGCACGAAGCTGTTCATGTCTATGCACCTGAAGCTTTCTTGGCTTCTCACCGGGAGCCTTCACCTCCACGAACCCGATTTTCCCATCAGGTAATAAAACAATTCGGTCGGGCCAGCCTGAAGAACCGGAATTCCATTTTTCACACAAGCCACCTCGCTTCTTTACTTCTCGAACTAATTTCTGTTCAATATATTTTTCACGCATCGTACGCCTCCATCATTCTTAACAGGTGTGCAGGTCGAGTACCTCGTTCCGTAAAACTCCCTATAGCAGATTTTTTATAAATTCTCTCTAAAGGGATTTTTATGTAGAGAGGTTAACGACCTACACAAAAAGAATTAATTTAAAAAATCCTGTCCTTCTTTAAGCTTCAATCCCACGACCTGCACTCCCGTATTCTTGCGGATACGGTTAAAACCAGCTTTATCCATCGAAGAATAGAAATCTGTAGTACTGCGGATATATTCGCCATTCTGCATGCAATGCGCCCGATAAGCCTGATACAGCTCTCCCGATTTTTCTTTATATGACGGATCCATCTCACAACACTCCTCTAAAAACTGACCAAGCCAATCATTATCCTCGCGGTAAGCCTTAATCGCCGCCTCCACCACATCCGGAAGGTCTGTATGGAAATCCTTGTCGATAGCCTTCTTGGCACCTTCGATAATCCAACTCATAATGGCAGGCCCAGCATGTTCGAAAAGGTAATCTGCATAATTCTTAATGTCACTCTTACCAGTAATCTTCGCATTAAAAGGAATCACGATCAGCCTTCGCCAAATACCATCATCATTAGCTCCAACCTTCGGAAGATGGTTTGTATAAAGCACCAGCGTATGCGACGGAACAAAAGAAAACGGATCCTTGTACTTCTTCTCAGCCTGGATCTCATCTGTAGAGCAAAGCTGCTTCACAACTGCCGTATTAAGCCTCATACCTTCCTCCATCTCCGAAGAAATGATGAGTCTCTTACCCTTAAGCTCAGCCATCTCCGGCTTCACATTTCTCTTACAGTTCATAGTGAGCGCTTCTGCTGAAAGCTTACCTGCGTAATTACCAAGCACCCGAAAAATCGTATTCCAGAAGGTACTCTTACCATTGGCACCGCCACCGTAAGCAATAATCATATGCTCCTGATAAACCTTACCGATTGCAGCCATACCAACTGTCTCCTGCACATAATCGATGAGCTTCTGATCCTTGCAAAAGAAAAGCTTCAAAGCATCCAACCATATCTGCTTTCCTTCTTCACCCGGCGAACATGCCGTAATCTTAGTAATCAAATCCCCAGGATCATGAGGCTGTTCTCCTGCCAGTCCCTTCCTTAAATCAAAGGTGGCATAAGGCGTATTGATGAGATTCTCATCCTTATCCAGATCACTGACCGAAATTGCAATCATTGGCTTCGCAGTATTCGCCGCTGAAACAATGTACTTATAATCACGTCTTTTCTGCACAAACTTCAGATATGTCTGCGCACCCATAAGCATATAAACAAGCGGTAACAGCTGACCGTCCACTTCCTTCAGAAGCTCCCTCGGACCTGCCTGTATAGAAGCCTTTGTCACTCCGGCATCCTCTAATGCCTTTTCTACTCTGGCAACCTCATCCATTGCATCCTGAAGCTGCAGATCCAAGAATTCCTCAACCGCGCCGATTGCCAACTGCTTATCCTCACGCCAACAGTCACCATCAAATCTAAGGAAATCTGTTGCACTGGTGTACTTCAGCTCTTCGCCATACTCACTCACAAGAACCTTCGCCTGTCCGATATCGGAATAATCCTCAGGCTTCAAAGTGGCACCTTCGAAATCTGCATTATATTCCTCCGGCGGTACATATCCGTCCTGTGTCACAATACTCTTCCTGTAAAACTTCACTGCACTGTTCCAAATAGTCTTAAGCTCAGCATCTGGAAGCGGCGGATCACATTTTCTTGCATGCTCCAAAAAAGCTTCATGAGCCTTCTCTGTATCACCATACTTCTTAAGAATACGTCCCGCAAATCGGCTCATGGTGTTATTACGGCTTCCTTCTAAGATAGGACCGGTACTCTTACCACCTGACATCTCAGAATCAAAATACTCTTCTTCGATATCAGAGGTATCTACCTCTTCATCCACCGTCATCCAACCATCGTGATAAATCACCTCATCACATTCCGCACCGAATATGAATCTGGCAGCATCCAGCGCATTTCCATCAAAGAAGGAATAAACACTCTGAATTGCTTTCTTCAGATTTGCGTACCTGCCGGCATCCGTTATCTCTGAAATAGGAAAATACATGTGATACCTCGGTCTCGCCGACTTGCCTTCCTTATCTAAAAGATGGTGGCGGCTCGGTGCCAGCAAGTATTCCACATTCGGAAACAGCTCTTCCAACTTCTCAGGCGTAATCCATTCTGTAGGTTCGTCCGTGTGGTCATTATCAATATCCATGACAATCACATCTGATCTGATGAAATTCTCAACGCTTCGATAATTCCCTTTGAACTCTGCACAAACATGATCCTTCTTCACCGCTTCCTGCAGCTGCTCCGGCGTAACCACTGTCACCCTATTGGGATAGCTACAGTTCCCGGCTTGACCGACGCAGTTTGCTGTACAAATAGTTACCTGCATATTTCAAACCTCGCTTCTGTAAAAGTAAGAACCTACAAGTTCTCCTAACTTCCTAAGCGGGTTTGCCCTACACTTTTCCGGTCAGATTCCAAAATAATTTGCAAAAATCACCCAGAGCAACATCGCTTCCTTATATAAAGCGAAATTTGCCCTGGCTATTTTCAAAACTTTATTCAAAAAATATTCCCTCCGACCGGAAAAACACTCCCCGGATGCGCTTAGGAAGATAGAAAGGCAACAAAGCCCTTCGGAAAGCGAGGTGCTGCAGATGCAGACAGAAACGATTGATAAAAGCCAGCAGGCCACACCACAGATTGAGGAAGAGCTCATTGATACTCTCATTGCAATCAGCGTTGTAGCAAAACGACTGGCAGCCAATCTAAGACAACAGAATAAAGAAAACGGAGGAACTGAAAATGAGCAAAATGAGTGAATTATCTCAGGTGCTGGATGAAATGATTGCCTGTGGTGAAGGAATGATCAAAACCGCCAATGCATTAAAGGATATCTTCTCTTCTACAGAAGAAGCTTCGGCAAAGACCGAGCCCGCTCCTACCTATACAAAGGAAGATGTTCGCGGAGTACTCGCTGCAAAATCAGCTGCAGGCTTTAAGAAGGAGGTAAAAGACCTTCTGGAAAAATTCGGAGCTCAGCAGTTAAAGCAGATTGATCCGAAAGATTACGCAGCCCTTCTTAAGGAAGCAGAGGTGATTGGAAATGCCTAAGCACGCATACCTTTCCGCTTCTGCCAGCCACAGATGGTTAGCCTGTCCACCAAGCGCAAAGCTCTGTGCCAACATCCTGGATCAGGCTTCCGAATATGCACAGCAGGGAACCGATTGCCATGAGCTTTGTGCTTATCTGGTAGAAAAAGCACTTGGCAAAGATGTAATCGATCCAACGGAAAATCTCACCTACTACGATGCCGAAATGCAAAACTGTGCTGAGGAATACAGAAATTACGTATTAGAGCAGATTGAAGCAGCAAAAGAATTCTGCAAGGATCCGCAGGTCATGATCGAACAGAGACTGGATTTCTCCCGCTGGGTAGAAAATGGCTTCGGAACCGGCGACTGTGTCATCGTAGCCGATGAAGTATTGCAAATCATCGATTACAAGCACGGCCTCGGAATCCTCGTAAGTGCCGGTGACGATGAGCATGGCGGCAACAGCCAGATGATGTGCTATGCTTTAGGAGCTTTAGAAGTATTCGGTGACATCTACGACATCAACCAGATTAAGATGACCATCTTCCAGCCAAGACGCGACAACATCAGCACCTACACCATCAGCAAGAAAAATCTGCTGAAATGGGCAGACGAAGTCCTGGCGCCAACTGCACAGCTTGCATACGTCGGCAAAGGCGAATTCAACGCCGGCGACCATTGTACCTTCTGCAAAGTAAAGGCAACCTGCCGCAAGCGTGCAGAATACAATCTGGAGCTTGCAAAATATGATTTCGAGATGCCTGCCACACTGGATGATACAGAAATCGCTGCCATCCTCGAAAAAGTAAATGAAATGATTTCATGGGGCAACGACATCAAAGACTATGCACTGCAACAGGCACAATCAGGCGTTCACTTCGAAGGCTGGAAAATTGTAGAAGGAAGATCCAAAAGAAAATATACCGACGAAAATGCTGTGGCAGATACAGTAAAAGACGCAGGCTTCGATCCGTATGAGAAAAAGCTTCTCGGAATAACAGCCATGAGCACACTGCTCGGAAAGAAGAAATTCGAAGAGCTTTTAGGTGGGCTAATTTACAAACCACCTGGCAAACCCACATTGGTACCGGAATCAGATAAGAGACCGGCAATGAACACTGCAAAAGATGATTTTAAAGAGTAAAGGAGACAACAATTATGTCAAAGATTTCTAATCCTACAAAGGTAATCACAGGAGTAAACACACGTTGGAGCTATGCGAATGTATGGGACGCCAAGAGCAGCAACGGAGGCACGCCTAAGTACAGCGTTTCCCTCATCATTCCCAAGTCCGACACTGTAACCGTAAACAAAATCAAAGCTGCAATCGCAGCCGCTTATGAAGAAGGTCAGAGCAAGCTCAAGGGTAATGGCAAGACCGTTCCTGCTCTCTCCGTACTCAAAACACCTCTCCGCGATGGTGATCTGGAGAGACCTGATGATCCGGCTTACGCAGACGCATACTTCATTAACGCCAACAGCGCTACAGCACCTGGCATCGTAGATGCAGACCGTCAGCCTATCCTTGAGAGATCCGAAGTGTATTCCGGCGTATACGGCAGAGCCAGCATTAACCTTTATGCCTTCAACAGCAATGGTAACAAAGGAATCGCCTGCGGTCTCAACAATCTCCAGAAGATTCGTGACGGCGAACCACTCGGCGGCAAATCTCGTGCAGAAGATGATTTCGCAACCGATGATGAGGAGGATTTCCTCAACTAAAAATCACACGACAATTACGGCGGCAGGACAAACCTGCTGCCAATTTGAAGAAAGGTATGGTGACAACCTATGACAAAAGAGTTATTAATGGTTCCAGCCTAAGACCGAAGATACTGATAAAAACTAATACATAGGCGGCGGTACCCACAAAGTGCCGCTGCCATTTTTGCAAAGGAAGGATTTATGATGAAAGAATTGTCAATTGATTTAGAAACTTACAGCGATATTGATATCTCCAAATGCGGAGCCTACAAGTACGCTGAGTCTGATAATTTTGAGATACTGCTCTTTGGTGTCTCTGTTAATAATGGGCCTGTTGTTGTCTATGACCTTACATCAGGTGATGAGATTCCAGCAGAAATCTTAGCAGCACTATCTGATGAAAATGTAACCAAATGGGCTTTCAATGCTTCCTTTGAAAGAGTCTGCTTATCCAACTGGCTCAGGAAGCATCACCCGAAATACTTTAAAACTTATAATACTCAAGGCAATCCGGTACAAAACTTCTTGGATCCAGCCTCATGGAAATGTACAATGATATGGTCCGCCTATATGGGCTTACCGCTTTCACTTGAAGGTGTCGGGTCTGTCCTTAAGCTCCAGAACCAGAAAATGAAAGAAGGCAAGGACTTAATCAAATACTTCTGCAGTCCCTGTAAGCCAACAAAGGTAAATGGCGAAAGAACCAGAAACCTCCCTGAACATGCACCTGATAAATGGGAAACCTTTAAGACCTATAATCGCAGGGATGTTGAGGTGGAGCTTGCCATCAAGCAGAGATTATCAAAATTTCCGGTACCTGACTCAGTGTGGCATGAATATCATATTGATCAGGAAATCAACGACAGAGGCATAATGCTGGATATGGATGTTGTAGAAAATGCTATCGCCTTCGATGAAAGATCCAAATCAGCTCTTATGATAGCAATGAAAAATATCACTAATCTGGATAATCCAAACAGCATAGTTCAGATGAAACAATGGCTCTCTGATAACGGTGTCGAAACAGAATCCCTTAGTAAAAAGGATGTTGCTGGTCTTATTAAAGAGACCGATGGCGATATCAGTAAAGCGCTTAAGCTGAGACTCCAGCTTGCCAAATCCTCTGTAAAGAAATACCAGGCAATGCAGAATGCTGTTTGCAAAGACGGCAGAGCTCACGGTATGTTCCAGTTCTATGGGGCCAACCGCTCAGGAAGATGGGCTGGTCGCTTGATCCAGCTGCAGAACCTTCCGCAAAATCATATGTCCGACTTAGCTGAAGCTCGTGAGCTGGTTCGTACTGGTGATTATGATACTCTGGATATGCTTTATGATGACATTCCTGATACTTTAAGCCAACTGATCCGTACAGCCTTCATCGTAAGACCTGGATATAAATTCATCGTAAGTGACTACTCTGCCATCGAAGCCAGGGTCCTTGCACATCTTGCCGGTGAGACCTGGCGTTCAAAAGTATTCGCTGAAGGCAAAGACATCTACTGTGCTTCTGCCAGTCAGATGTTTGGAGTTCCGGTTGAAAAGCATGGCATAAATTCTCACCTCAGACAGAAGGGCAAAATCGCAGAGCTTGCCCTCGGATACGGCGGATCTGTAGGCGCTCTGAAATCCATGGGAGCTTTAGAAATGGGGCTTAGCGAAGAAGAGCTCCAACCACTCGTAGATTCCTGGCGTAATTCCAATCCTATGATTACAGCTTTCTGGTGGAATGTAGATAATGCAGTAAAGACCGCCATCAAGATGCGCATCCCTACTGAAGTAAATGGAATTCATTTCTGTTACAAAAGCGGAATGCTCTTAATCAAGCTCCCTTCCGGCAGAGTACTCAGCTATGTGAAGCCAAAGATTGGTGAAAACAGATTCGGCGGTGAATCCGTCACCTACGAGGGCATCGGTTCCACCAAGAAATGGGAACGCATAGAATCCTACGGTCCGAAGTTTGTGGAAAATATCGTACAGGCCGTATCCAGAGATCTACTGTGCTACGCTATGCAGAATCTTTCCGATCAACAGATCTGCGGCCATGTCCATGATGAGCTTATCATCGAATGCCCGGAGGACACAGATGTCAGCAGCATTACCTCCATCATGGGACAGTCTCCTGCCTGGATGCCGGACATACTGATCCGAGGTGACGGCTACGAGACCAAATTTTATAAAAAAGATTAAAAATATAGCGGCTTCCGGTTCATCGCCAGAGGCCGCAGTGTATTTAAATCGTAAGCGCTTAAATCTTGGGTAGCTTTACTGTCTACGTTTTTGAACTCATAATGATAGCAAATAGATTTTTACTACACTCCGCTTGATAG